CGCACGGCCGCCTCGTCCTTCGCGATCTGCTCGTCGTCCCGGTGGAGGCGCTTCACCCACAGGCGCAGGGCCGGCGGCACGCTCGGGTGCCAGGAGGCGAAGTCGCACCACTTCCGGCCCGTGCAGGCCATCTGCCAGCGCATCTGCGGCAGGTACTGGTCCGGGATCGCGCCCGAGAGCAGCGTGTCGAGGTGTGTGCGGAGGGTCGGGCACTTGATCTCGACGAGGCCGAGATCGCCGACAAGCCGGTCCGGGCTGGCGCCGGCCATAGCGATGCTCGGGTGCTCGACGAAGCCGATCTGGTCGACATCAACACCGTGCAGGAAGGCATAGGCGTCGGCCGCCTGCGGCTCGCGCTCGGAGCCCTCCAGCATCGGGCCGGTGAGGTAGTGCTGGGTCGTGAGACCCGTCAGCCGCTCGCCGACGAGCTCCATCAGGTAGCGCTCGCGCTCGGCGGTCGGCTTACCGTCCTTCTTCACGGCGAGGACGTCATAGATGCGCGAGGCCGTGGCCTTCCCGGCCCTCGCATCCAACCATTCGGGAGACCCTTGGATCATCTCAGGCATAGGTCGCGCCCTCCAGCTTTCCACGACGGAGGCGCATCAGAGCCGCGCCGCCACTGATCCCGAGTGCTCTGGCGTATTCGATGACGGGCACGATCCCGCCGGCAGTCCTCACCAAGACTAGACTGGCGCGGTTGTGTGCCTGCACTTTCGGCGTTGCCCAGCGCACGTTCCCGGGCTCGTACCCGCGTCTCCCGTCGATCCTGTCGAGCGTTGTGCCCGACGGCCGCTCGCCGATGTGCGCGAAGAACGCCTGGAATGAGTTGATCCACTCGGGATGGACCGTGATCCCCTTCGCGCCGTATCGAGCGAAATCTTTATGGGTTGCGTCCAAGCAGCGCCGCTTCATGGATGTCCATGAGCTATACTCCGGCGATCCATGCCTGCCGTGTTTCAGGGTGTTCGGAGGGATCTCCCGACGGAGGCAGCCGCAGGACTTGGTCGTGCCAGACTTCACCCGACCGATGGCAACCTCAGTCTCGGCGCCGCACGAGCAGCGGAACAGCCCCATCAGGCGCCCGTCGCTGGAGCGACGCTCAATCTGGCGCACGAAGGTCAGCCGCATATCGGCCATGTCAGCGGCCCTCCTGCTGGCGGGCGCGGTTGGCCACAGTGGTCTTGATCGAAGCGAGGACCTCGTCGAACCGGGCGGCCGGCAGGTCCGGCACGCTCTCGACGCCGAAGAAGCGCAGCAGCCGATCCGGCGGGATCTTGTGCTCCGTCAGCAGCCCGCGGATTTGCTCGGCCTGCTCATCGCTAATCACGTCGTCGCTGCCGCCGGCGGGTGCTCCGTCCGTGTCGTGCGGGTCGTTCGTCAGCGCGATGTTGAACACCTGCAGGACGAGGTAGCGGCGCGCGTAGGTGATCGTCGACCCGATGCCCTGGATCGGCGTCTTGTTGGCCTTGCCCTGCGCGCCGGCCGTGTCCGGCGGGAGGTCGAGGTGATAGGCGCGCTCGTGCCCGGCCTCGTGAGCGCAGGTGCACGTGACGCGGAGGTTGCCCTGGATCGGCGAGGGCTCGGTGTCGAACGACAGCGAGAAGCCGTGCCGGGCAATTATCGGCGCCGTGGCCTTGGCGACGCTCTCCAGGCGGGCGTAGGCGGCCCCGGAATGCGTGTTGCGGGCGTCGCGCAGGACCCGCGGCAGCTCGGCCTGACAGGCGGACATCGCGGCGTTGAAGGCGATGCGCGCCCGCTCGGCCCGGTCCTCGCGGGCCATGACGAGGAACCGCTCGACGCGGTCCGGGTCGATGTTCGGGTCCCGGGCCATCCGCTCGATGATGGACAGGACGGCGGCGCCCTCGGCCGGCTGGACGGCGATCGGTGCGGACGGGTGATCTTCGACGGTGGCGAGTTGCTGCTTGGCTTGGTTCACGGCGGATCTCCTGGAGGGCTACGGGGCGGGTGGCAGGCTCACTCCCCTGCCCGCTTGGCCTGGCGCTCCAGCCAGCCGCGGACCTTCGCGTCGTCGGTCTCGACGAGGACGGATTCCCCGCTGTCACGGACGAAGGAGAGGCCGAAGCCGGCGGAGCGAGCGGCGAGCGTGAGGCGCCGCTCCCGGCCGGCCCGGAGCGCCGCAATGAGGTCGCCACGTTCCCAGCGGGCGCGGACCGTGCCGACCATGACGTGCACCGTGCCGGCGCGCGGCAGCAGCTCGGCCGCCTCGGCGGGCGTCAGGGTCATATCCTCGGGCGCAGGTGCGGTCGGGCGCGGCTCGGGGGCG